TGCATTGGCAATAGTCTCACTGGCCAAGTCATTCTTTACTCTAGCGACTTTTCCCATTTCTTCGCGGCTAGGTCTTTTACCTTTAGCTGCATAACCTGCGTTTGCAAGCGCTCTACCGATTGCGCTAGTCTCACAATTCTCCAATGCGCTAGTTGCATTAACGCCGCGATCAGTAATCTTCTCTTCAGCGTATCCTGTTGCGAACGCGACACCATCTGCAAAAGTCCGGTATATATACGCTTTAACAATAAATCTATCATTCGCAAAACTCTCCAGTTCTGTGTCTATGCGGAAGTCTGGAAAGTCCTTAATAAACTTCTCCAGGCGAACTTCCACTGTCTCGTAATTGTCTAGGTTAAAAGCCATTTAATACTCCTTGTGTAGTGTTGCCATTGGTCTTTGCATACTCTATCTGTTGATCTAATGAGAAGTATGAGCCATCAGCCCACTTAGATACATCTATTGCGCACTCGTTACAGTAAGAACGCTTGCGCCCGTGGCTCTTAGGCAGTTCAGAATGAACAGTCCAAGCAGCTTGTGTTGTGCCTTTAGGATTGTGGATACCGAACCTGCTCTTGCAGTAATCGCACCACACTCCATGCTTTGCTTTAGAAAGCATCAAGATCGTTGTCGAAGTCGGTAAGTGCGATATGTCCTGCAATCGCCATATATGCGATAGCGTCTGCGTAACTATCTTTGTGCGTTGCTTGTTCAGACAAACGCGAGACTTTGACGAGTGCCATACAAACTGCGACCTCGTGAGGCTCGATTCCACGATTGAGATACGCACTCCATAATTGCGAGATGCGAATATGATTAGCAGTTGGGTCTCCATACTGCAAACCTCTGTCATATAGGAGTCTGGTGCTTTCAGTAAGGAGTTCATTAGCGATCATTGCGAACCGCTGCTCGACTTACAGCTCTGCCAGCATGATAACCCTCACGCTTGCCTTGCTTCCAGCCTTTCCAATATGCAACATAGATCAGCGCAGGAGTCATGGCCAGAAATCCTGCCAACTCCCAGTAAGTTATTTCCATTTGTAGCCCCTAACTTGTCCACATATCTTGTGGATTAAGTTAAGTGTGAACTACTTATAGGCTTATTTCAACCTCATGCAAGCAAATTTTGATAACAATTTGATAACGAAATCTTCCTCATATCCAAGCCATTCCTCGCCACAACAAGGCTTATCCATAGACTTTGCCCTCAAATTGGAATGACCCATCCTTCTCGATGGGAACGGCTATAGGCAAGACACGCTTACGATCTGTGTAAATAACGCCAAAGCCTGCCTGCCAGTTAAACGTGCCTTTAGTGTAATAAGCCTGACGTGTGTCCATCATATGGCCTACTTCAAAGCCTGTTAACCTAGATACCTCTAAACCGCCTGAGGATTGCGTATAAGAGGATATTCCTTGCCTGTGTGTATGTCCACAGACTACGCTCTTTCCGTGTCTCTTAGCGGCTTCTAGGGCTGTTATGCCCCCTTGTGGCTTTGTGCTTTGCTCATCGCCATGCACCATAATCCAGTTTGTGCCTGGAATCTCGTAAGGCTTTTTATGATACTTAATGCCTAACTCTGGCAGTCTAAGGAAGTTCTCTATCTCTAGTTCAGGTGCGCCTATTAGTCCAGGCAGTCTAGTAGAAATGGAGTTAAAGAGCCGCGCTCCGTGGTTAGATCGTGAGAGCTGTGTGATTTGTAGGTCATACATGACATCGACGCACAAGTCTCGGTCTTTGCCGATGGTCTTGGAGTGTTCGTCAAAGCCTGAACTCCAGCGACTAATCGTCTGAAAGTCAATCTCATCACCGACACAAAGAACCTCATCTGGCTTAAACTTCTTAATAAACTTTGCTACGTTGGCTACTGCTTTGGGGTTGTGAAAGGGAACTTGTAGATCACTTATCACTACGATTTTCAAGGTTAGTCCTCGTCATCCTCATATGGAGTGAAGTTCGGATTATCTGGGTCAAAGTCAATAGGCGTTGGAAGTAGCCAGTCTGGGTAACTGGCCTTGTCCATAATCATTGCCATGGCTATATCAACAGTAAATCCAGCCTTGCGCAAAGCCTTATAGTATTCGTTCAGCCCGATGCAATACATCTCTAATGGAGAGTATGTATCGTCTTGAACTTTAACCTTGCGTGCCATAGTTAAATTATCGCTCTAGAAGTATGTTATAAATCTCATCAACACGCGTATTGAGTCGCTTAATTTCACCCAGTAAATGAGTAATGACATAACCGGATAGTCCACCGATGATGGAGACTGTTGCTATGTATAGCGTGAAGAAATCTTGTTGTGTCATTTCTGAATTACCAATACAGCTGCGGTCTCTGTGCCTGATGCAGTGATTCCATAGACGGCATTGCCGTGGTTCTGCAACACAACCTTGTCTTTATGGTCTACAAGATAGCCGTTGGCTGTTGTTAGGTCAGCCCCACCGATATAAAAAGAACCGGAAGTAGCGTGTATGTGAACTTCCTCAGCTGCTTGGTCATTGGCCACGATGATAGATCGTGTGGTTGTAAGAGTGTATTGAGTGCTTGAAATTGTCATTTTTTAGGGGTCGCATATCCAAAGACACCGGCAAGGACAGCCCAGAGAACTGCACGATAGTCAAGTGCAAAGTTGCTTGCAGCCCAGGCAGACAGGAAAGCGCCTGCGGTTAGAAATAATGGATGTTTCATTGTGTGCCCCCTAGCATAGGTATTTCAAAAAAAGAACCATCCGTGTCAGCCTTACCTTTATTGAAGGAGACGTGGATATGGCTGGTGTGTGGATTGCTGCCGCTGTATTTACGCCATTTCCAATTAAGGATTCGGCTAGCAATTTTGTGGTTATGAATGACATAACTAATTCGTTTAGCAGGGTCAGACTTTGCATATGCACGAATTTGATTTGCCAGGTAGATACTTTCAGATTTGTGGTCTGTGAGGTCTGCGTCAATATCAACGGCACGAACCCAGCCCGCAGCATCAGGCGTATGATCTGATTTACTGTCGTGTTTAGCGTCTCCAATCCAACCGTCAGTTCTACGGTCGCGGTTCGGATATGAGTCATCTATCTGCTCGCGTAACTGGATTGCGCTTTTACTTAAGCGTGGTTTCACGCTAGTAGCAAAGCCGCTTCATCAGCTGTAATGCCTAGACGCTTTAGGAGTGCAGCCTTAGCGGTTGCCTTGTCAGCATCAGCAGCTTCTTTAGCCGCACGATCTAGTTCGGCTTGCGCTTGCGCTGCCTCTAGTTCTGCCACTTCTGCATCGGTTAGTTCTATTTCTAGGACTTCTCCGGTTGTGCAGTTAACTTCTACGCGTGTTGGATTTGCCATTGTTTTCTCCTTATGAGTTCTTGATGCCGTATAGGTAAAAGGTTGAGTATTGGACAAGTTGGGAACTTCCACCTGTTGCAGTTAAAACAATAGATGTAATGGCTGCTTGAGTTGATGGATTCCATCGCCCAGCTTCAATTATTGGATATCCAGTAGTTCCGTTGTTTTCAACTACGTTATCAACGCTAAAAGTTTTGGCATATGTAGTAGATAAATAATTTGGAATATAAAATTCATCATTAGAAAAGACGCTACTTGTAGCATTTGCGCCAACGCCTTCGGTTAAAGTTAAATTATCGCTTTGTGCTGCACTTCCAGTTCCATATAATCTTTTCATTGAAATACCAGTTGTGGAAGTGCCATTGAACGTAATCTGATAACTTTGATTAACTTGAACAACATTGCCTCGAACTGAACATTTGAGCAATAAATCTGTATAACTGCTAGGAATACTAGAAAAGGTAACACTTGTTGCAGATGAAGTTAAAGTCTGGGCTTGTATCAGTTGATATGTATTTGCCATTATGCCGCCGCAATTCCATACAAAGTAAAAGTTGAACCCGTTTGATAAACCGCACCAGCACTAGCAGATAAAACAATTGAAGTAATTGCAGACGTATTACGCCACATTCCAACAATCGCTTCGGTCTCTGTTGCTACGGCATTAAAACGAGTAATTGCTGTTTTGAAAGTTGTTGTTTTTGCATAACTTTGAATTTGAATAATTGCGTTACCACCAGTAGTTCCAAATCCTGTTATCCAACCACCATAATAATAAACTGATTGGCTTGTTGATCTAGCACTTGTAGCTGTTGTGCCATTGCCCACAACCGATGTATTTGAATAATTGCTGCCAGTATCTCCATTGAATTGCATTTGTAAAGCATTTGCTGTATCGGTTGTAGCATTTATTACCAGAATTAAATCTGTGTAACTATTAGAAATACTTGAAAAAGTTATAGTGGAAGCATTCGTTGATAATGTTTGAGTTGATATAGGTTCGTAAGTTGCTCCGGCTGCCATTATGCTCCCTTAATTCCGTATAGGGCAAATGTAGAAAGTTCTGCTATATTGCCGCCACCGCTAGTTAAAGTGATGCTAGTTATAGCATTTGTATTGGCATAAAAAGAACCGGAACTAAACCGAATTGTTCCGCTGCCATTGTTATCATTACCGGAGATAATACGAATGGTTTTGTATTTATCAGTATTTTTGTAATCTAGAATGTCAATAATAGCAACACCAAAAATGTTTGCCCCAGCGGTAGCATTGGAAGTTGCGCCTTGTGGGTAATCACCTGATGCACCATAGGATGAAGCGGATGAACCATTACCATCCAATAAGTGTGTTGAATAACTACCAATAGTAGAATTGCCGTTCAGTTGCACGTTGAGTGAACTTGAAGCATTGACGTTATATGTGCCTCTGGCCAAACAACGAATCTGCAAATGAGTATAACTGCTGGTAATTGAACTAAAAGTTACGGATGAAACACCACCAGCACCGACAGTAGTTGTCGCAATAGAATCGTAAGCTGTAGTAGGAATGGTTACCCCTGTGCCAAAGAGTCCAGCGACTGCGTTACCAATCATTAGGAAATCGCGCCCGCGATAATCCAAGAGTTAGCACTCTGACGAATGGCTACGGCTGACTTATATTGGGCAAGAGTAGGCGCGGCTGATACTGCACCAGCGGAGACGATGGTTACACCTGCACCAGCGGCAAAGGTTAGAAGTCCTGCACCTGTGTTAATAAAAGTAATTGCGCTACCTACCGCTGCGGATGTAAGTGTTGAGTCCGGTGCGATGGTTACGGTCTTAGTGCTTGCGTTAGAAGTAAGGATGGCTACCTGATATAGATCGCTGTTAGCGACTGTATAGGTTGCACCGCTTTGTGTGGTTAGTGTGAACGTAACCAAACCGTTGAACATAGCAGCTGAGAGAACGTCTCCGGTGCTTGCTGGAAATCCTGTTGCCATTTGTTACCCCTTAATATGTCATTACTGACGTGCCGATTATACCGTATAAAGAACTGCCTATGATGAAACTGTCAATGATTGGCTCACTTGTTACAAACGTGGTATTCCAAGTTCCTGGAGTAATTTCATGGGTAACACCCATACATTGCAAAGTCTTGTCTATAACTGTGCCATCTTGCCCTACGTTCTTAACACGGATTGTGTCAAAGAAGTCCAGGGTTAAAGCTGCTGTTGTGCCAGCGGCATAATCGGCTGTGTTTAGATCAAGAGTAAGGGCATCGACCCGTAGAGTGGTCTCTGCCCGTGTCGCGGTGTAAGCCTGAGCAATATCTAATGCCTGTGCGTCTGTCTGCACTAGAAGGTCTGTAGCTGTGTAAGAGTGTGGGAAATACTTGATTTGGCTGGCCGTATTGCTTGCAATCTGCGCTGTGCCGCCTGCTCTAGTTATGCTTGTTGTGTTAATAATCAGTTTGTCATCTAGGGCAGTAACGATGTTGCGGTAGGAAATACCTGTGCCGTCATTGCTAAAAAATGTTGGATTAGCACCTGATTTGCTTTGAATGGTTGCTCTGCTTAGGAACTCAGCGTTGCCGGATGGCTTAATATAGAAAGCACCTTGCTCTGAGAACTCCATGTTTTGAATAGCCTGGAGTGATGTCCGAGAAGTGCCAGGATCAGCCTGAACCGTAGTTGAACCTGCCTCTATTTCTCGCATGGATGTAGGGAAGCCGATTGTGTCTAGGATGGCTGTGATCCGTGTGCCTGTGGTCTGGCCAGCAGTTCCACCTGTAACTGTAGTAACGCTGGACATGTTGAACAAGCGGAAAGCGTCAGATAGTTCTATGTCAACAAAGCCTATGTTCTGCTCTTTGTCCCAGGTGTAGTTATAGGTAATCGTGTAGCCTGAGAATAAAAACTCGCCGTCTGCGGATATACGCACCTTGCGCAAAGGCACTAACTTGCCAAAGTAAGGTGAAGCCGGATTGGTTGGATTCCAGTCTCCATTAGGATCAATAACTCTTATGGTGGCTGTGCCAGCTTGGAATTCTTCTTGAAGCAGGTTATACCCACGTCTAATTGAAACTCTATTGACTTGGTTTGATATATCTATGGTGTCAGCCGCGGCATCTGCCAGCGTGTTAAACCCTAATACACCTTCACCAATTATGAACGGGTAGCCAAATACAGCACCAGAACTAAAATCAAAGGTAACAACTAGGGTGGGTGTTGCCA